GTACAATACCACCGTTAAGAAGATTGCGTTTAATTCCAAGAAGTCCGACGGCTTTAACCCGCACTTCGTACTCAACGACGAGATAGAAGCATGGTCCGGAGACCAGGGCCTTAAGCAGTACGAAGTTATGACTTCCGCTATCGGCAGCAGGCGCCAGCCTGTTATCATGTCAACCGGCACAGCCGGCTATATCAAAGACGGAATATACGACGAGCTTATACGCCGTTCAACGGCATTTCTTAAAGGGCGAAGCAACGAAAAAAGGCTCCTGCCCTTGCTTTATATTATCGACGATCCGGAAGAATGGTACACGTGGGACGAGCTGGAGAAGTCGAACCCGAATCTTGACGTATCAGTAACCAGGGATTTTTACAAAGAGCAGATCGCAATAGCCAAGGACTCGCCTTCCAAGCGTGCCGAGTTCTTGACGAAATTCTGCAACATTAAGCAGAACTCTTCTATTGCCTGGCTGGAATATTCCGACGTCGAGAAGGCAGTTCCGAAGGATCCCGCCGGAGCTCCGGAGAAGCTATCGCTTGAAGACTTCGCCGGGTGCTTTTGCGTGGGCGGCATAGACTTATCCCGAACCACGGACCTAACGGCGGCAGTGATAGACGTAGAGCTGAACGATATCAATTATATTTTTGCAAAGTTCTTCATGCCGGCCGAGCGCTACAAGCTGGCAGTCAATGAAGATAATGTCCCGTATAACATATTCCGGGAAAAAGGATTCCTGCAAATCTCCGGCGATAATGCCGTGGATTATCACGACGTCTATAATTGGTTTTTCGAACTGGTTAAGACATACAAGATAAGGCCGCTTAAGGTGGGCTACGATAGATATTCCGCTCAGTATCTAGTCCAGGAAATGAAGCAGTCCGGCTTCCACATGGACGACGTTTACCAAGGCACTAACTTAACTCCGATCCTTCACGCCTTCGAGGGAGATCTTAAAGACGGCAAGTACAATATCGGAGATAATGCCCTGCTTCAATCCCACTTGCTTAACGTCGCAGTGGATATTAATATCAAGGATTCGAGAATGAAACCCGTCAAGATCGAGAAGCGGGCACATATAGACGGTGCCGCTGCACTCTTCGACGCCCTGGCCGTCAAAATGAAATACTCCGGAGAAATAGGAGTGCAACTTAAGAATTTGCGAAAAAGTCAAGAATTGCAAGGGATAGAGGGCAAAAAATAGCCCTAAAAAGTTGACAACAAATGAACGTTTTTATTTGTTACGATTATTTCAGAGTGATAGAAAGGAGAATGCCAAGTGGGCCTCATTCGTGACTGGTTAACAGCTAGATATACAAAGTACATGACGATATCCATAACCCGAGGCGAAACTCAGGGTAATTCAAATCTTTTCGATTCCGACGTAGTAGGCGGGATCGCCCACTGTATCGGGCAGAATATCGGGAAGCTTTCCCCGCAGGTTATCCGCAAGGATGCCTCCGGAATGGTGGTTAAGGATGATTATCTGGCAAAGCTTCTATCTCTCAGATGGTCCCCGGAGATCACTCCGTTTGACGGACTGTATAAAATGGCCTCCGACCTGGTATATAAGTCAAATGCTATAGCCGTTATCTTCTGGAATGAATCCTTTACGAAGGTTCAGAGTATCGTCCCGGTAACGGTCCGCAATTTGAAAATATGGGAGGATCCCGACTTTAAGCAGATATTCGTAAGGTTTACCTGGGAAGCTGATAACAATACTTATACACTTCCCTACGGATCCGTTATCCACCTTAAGGCGAGATACAATAAAAAGCGCTTCTTAGGATCAGATCCGGAGCTGCAACTCTCTTCCACTATGGAGCTTTTAGATGCCACCGGAAAGAGCCTTAAGAATGCGGTTAATAATTCCGCCAACCTTAAGGGATATCTGAAATATAACAACTTCGCCGACGAGGAAGAACTTCGCAAGAAGGTAATGGACTTCCAAAAGGCTTACATGTCCGCCGGTAACGACGGAGGAATAGCCGGCCTGGATAATACTATGGACTTCCACGAGATTACCCAGCATACAAACGCTATCCCGGTAACGCAGTCGCAATTCCTCCGGGAGAATGTTTATAGATATTACAACATAAACGAGAAGATCCTTAACTCGACGTATAACGAATCCGAATGGAACGCATTTTATGAGGCAGTTATAGAGCCTATAGCCTTGCAGCTGTCTTTAGAGTTTACCTACAAGCTTCTTACAGAGCGGGAACGTGGATTCGGTAATAAGATCATATTCACGGCTAACCGCCTACAATATGCTACTCTCCAGACGAGAGTTAATTTAGGATCACAGCTCTACGACAGAGGAATTATAACGATTAACGAGTATAGAGAGCTCATGTATTACGAGCCCATTCCCGACGGAGATACCCGCATGATAAGCCTCAACTACGTGAAAGCCGACGATCAATCACAGTATCAGATCGGTTCAAATAATGACAACGCAGACGGAAAGGAGGCGAAGACATGCTTTTTAAGTGCTTTGAAGTAAAAAACGAGACGAAGACTTCCGCAGATCTATACTTCTACGGCGATATCGTTTCGGACTGGTGGGGAGCCTGGCAGGACGAGGACCAATACCCGGACGCAGTTAAGAACTTCCTTTCCGAGCAGGAAGGCAAGGACCTTAATATTTATATCAATTCCGGCGGCGGTTCAGTGTTTGCAGGGGTAGCCATCTATAACATGCTCCAGCGCAGGGCGCAGACCAACAAGGTACAGGTATATGTTGACGGCCTAGCCGGATCCATAGCCTCAGTTATTGCCTTCGCAGGAAGCGAGCCGCCTAAGATTCCGAGCAACGCATATTTAATGATTCACAATCCGTGGAGCATATGCGAGGGCAATTCGTCCGACCTCCGGAAGATGGCGGAAGACTTAGACCAGATAGCCGTAGGAATGCTGGCTACTTACAGCAAGCACACCAAGGAAGGCGTTACAGACGAGACCATTAAGGAGCTCATGGATGCCGAGACCTGGTTATCTGGAGAAGAAGCTGCAAAGTACTTTAACGTCGAAGTATTAGACGCTAGAGAAATAGCAGCGGCGACCGGAGATTATATTCTTCGGGGTAACAAAGATAAAATCCCGAAAGGGCTTTTAATTAAAGAGCCGGAGACCGTATCGGATCCGGTTCCAACGGAGCCGATAGAGGATCACGCAGAGGATGCGAAAATCCGAGACGGGCTCTTAAGAAACTATGTAGACTCTTTAATTATCTAAGAAGGGAGAAAAAGAGAAATGAATCACGAGGAACTTTTAAAAATGAGTGCAGAAGATCTTACAGCTCACATGAACAAGCTCATTAAGGAAGACGCCCAGGCAGCAGAGGGCGAGGCTCTTAAGGCTATCGTAGCAGAGATCGAGGATTGCAAGGCTATTATCGCTGACGCAAACACACGTAAGCAGCTTGCTTCTATGGCAGTAGTTGCAGAGCCCACAGCTAACGCAGTAGTTGAGACAGCCAAGGCTTCAACAGTTAAGGCTATGGAAGAAAGAGGCGCAAAGGCTAAGAAAGGCGCAGAGGTTAAGTATTCCGCACAGATAGTATCAAGGAAGGTTAAAGCTTCTCTGTCTGTAGACGATACCGCTCCGGTAGTGCATACAGCTTCTGACGTTAAGCCTACATTCAACGACGTTTCCGCACTGGTAGACAGAGTTAAGGTTATCACACTTTCCGGCGGAGAGACATATCAGAGAGGATATGTTAAGTCCTATGGCGCTGCCGGCGGAATCACAGCAGAGGGAGCAGCTTATACTTCCGTAGAACCCGAGTTCGGATATGTAACAATCTCTAAAGAGAAGGTTACAGCTTACGCAGAAGAGCCCGAGGAAATGACAAAGCTTCCGAACGCTGACTACGACGAGATCGTAGAGAGCTCAGTATCTAAGGCACTGAGAAAGAAATTAAACGCTCAGATCCTTACCGGAGACGGATCTACCGGAACCGTTAAAGGTATTTTCTACAATCCTGCAACAGCTACCGACGACGTTATCGACAGAGATACAGACCTTCCCGTAGCAGCGATCGACAACACAACACTTGACGAGATTATTTATTCTTACGGCGGAGACGAGGACGTAGAATCTATCGCAGTTCTTATTCTCAACAAGAAGGACCTTAAGGCCTTTGCTATGTTAAGAGACCAGGACGGCCGAAAGGTATATACAATCGTTAACAATGGAAACACCGGAACAATCGACGGAGTTCCCTTTATCATTAACAGCGCTTGCAAGGCTATTTCAGACAGCAACACAAGCACGAATAATTACTGCATGGCTTATGGCGCAC